CGTCGAAGAGGAGGATGTCTGAGCGCCCGCCGGTGAGCTGCCCGCCGATCCCCGCGGCCCACACTGAGGGGTCCTTAGAGGGCTTCGCGGGTCCCACGTCGAACTGCATGGTGCTGTTCTTCTGGGACGAGCGGGCTTGCAGCCCCGCCCACGGGACCGGGTCTCCGGTCTCCGTGTCGGTCGCATTGATGAGGGTGTGGATGAAGGCCGCCACGGTCGCCGCGAAGCGCTCGTTAGCGGAGACCACACCGATCTTTAGGTCCGGGTTCTTCCACAGCCGCCACACGATATAGGCGCCGGTGAGGAAGGTCTTCCCGACGCCCCGGAAGGCGGCGATGAAGCGGAGCCGAGGGCCTCCCTCGAGATACCTAGCGATGTCGTATTGGACCCGCGTGGGGGACGGGAGGGAGAGGACTCGGGTCCAGACGTACCAAATGAATTTGAGAAAGGAGCCCTTGAGGATTTCCTCGAGGGTCTCTGGAGTGGAACTCATAGGGCTCCTGAGGGGGTCTTGCAGGGTTGCCTTAAGTTAACTACCTAAGGCCCTGCTCGGTGTTGCGTAGGATAAGGACGAGCCTGTGTGTGAGAACAGCAAGCCGCCAGCCGAACCCGAGCTTGGCGCCGTGGATAGGTTCCTCGAACGCATCCCTTATTGGGTCTGGCTGGCGGTAACGTTGCTGTTGTCCTATCTGCTGGCCGTGGGAATGGCCCGCATCAGTTACTAGCCCGGAAGCGTGCCTTTAGGTGGCCGTGTTGAAGCCATCGAAGACATACTTGGCGTTGGCGGTGCCTCCAAACGCATTGAACTGGAAGACACCAATCTTTGCGCTCGTAGGGACGGAAGCCGGCCAAGTATTGGTCGCGACCGTAACCCAATCCCCGCTTGCAGGCGGATTGCTGGCGGCAGCCGGAGCCACCTCCACCACTAGGTTTGCTCCCACTTTCGAGACGCGAACCCACGGATAGGCCGCGATTGTGTAGGTGGCGGCCGCGAAGGTGTTGGGGAGGAATGAGTAGCTGGCATCTCCAGCCCGCAGCTCTACGCGTCCATTAGCTCGGTTGACATGGAAGACGTTGCCCCCTGGCGTACCGAACGCAATTCCTTGCGCTCGAGCCGTAGCTCCCGAGGAGGGCTGCTTGACGAACGACTTAGTTGCCGCAAGGTCGACATCCGCAACCGACTGCAACGCCATGCCGCGATTGGCCGTACCGCTGGCGTCTTCGGTGATCTCGATCTGCTGATTAACCTCGGCAAGCGAGACGCCCGTAGCGAGCACACCGCTGACGCTGATGAGCCCAACGCCAGTGGTCCACTTGGCGCCGTCGAGACTGTTGTCGTTGAAGTTGTCGGTAAGCAGCGCTGGCGTGACGACGACCGTTACGGAAGTCGCATGGGAGCCCGTCGGGAAGCCCGAATGGGTCTCCGTGAAGGTCACCGAGAGGTTTCCGGCGATTAGCCCGGCAGAGCTGACGACCGTGACGACACCCGAGCTATCGACCGCGAAGGCCGCATTAGAGCTCGTGATTGTGCTGCCTCGGACGCGGCGCAGTAAGGTGCCCACAACGGTCCCGGCGGGGGCCGCTACGGGGACTGAGAGGGAACCCTCGAGGTCGTTGGGGAGCCTCGTGCCCGCGATATAGTCTAGGACGGCTTGCGCTTTGGGCGTAGCCGCCTTGCTCCATATTTGGGCTCCGTACTCCTGGAGACCCCATCCGTGGTTATTGTCCGAGCTGATAGGATCGGTCATCACGAACAAGTTGAGGGGCGCGCCATTCGTCAGCACGTCCCATTCCTGGATCGCGTAGAAGTAGGCGTCGTACATTTGCGACGCCTTCTGGACGAGCGTCGCGAACGTCAGGTCGTCGAAGTTGCTGCTACCCTGTCCGAACTCGTAGCCGGCGACCCCGAGGCCGTAGGTATTGGCCACCGCAATGTTTGACGCGGTGTTCGCCAAGACTGCCTTAGTGCCCGCCTTGATGGACGCGAAGAGCGCCGGGAGGTCCGCGCTCGTGTAGGTTCCAGTGTGGACGAAGGTCGTGCTGGGGTCGTCTTGGTAGCCCCAATAAGGAGCAATCGCGAGGACATCATGGTGCGCCGGAGTAGTCGAGAAGGCGAGCTGGGTTGAGGCCGTAGTGGCCACAGCGTTCCAGCCGCCAAGGACACGGGTCACTTGGCTCATGTGCGAGGCGAGATAGGTCTCGACCAGGCTCATGATGTGAAGGCTGCGCCGGGCGCTCTCCCGAAGCTGGCCGCCGAAAATGTCCGACTTGTAAACGTAACTGCCAACGACGGTTGCGTTCGTGGCTGGCGTAGAGGCCATGGTGTAGGTGAAGGTCGTCGTGCCAGTTACGGTGATGACCGCATCCGTCACGTTATAGGCCGCTGGCGTAGCGCCGCTTACGGTCACCGTGGCGCCGCTTGCGCGGCCGTGGGCGGTTGACGTGGTAACCGTCGCGGTCGTCCCGGAGAACGTAATAGAGCTGATAGCAGCTCCCGCGATTGGCCCGTCAGTTCCGTTAGCAGATGCTAGAGCGCGGAGCTGTACTACGTTGCCCCAATAGGTGGAGTTCCAATCTTCATTGGAGCTCTGAGGATAGAACCGGCGACTCGAGCTGCCGGCGAGCCAAGCGTCGACAAGCTGGAGCTTCTCGATGATGACGCTGTCGGCTTCATTGAGGCCGAAGTTGTACCAACACGCTGCCCCGGCTTGCGTACAGAGGTCCAGAGCGTGCTCCATCGGGAGCCCATCGTTGTGGACCCACTCGCCGCTCGACGGGGTGTTACGGGCCGTGACGGTTGTCCCTAGCTCCACCGCGGGGTTCATTTTGATGAACCGGATGGCTCCGCCTTTGACGAGGCTGGTTATCTTGCTGAGGAACGTGGGGTTCCAGAGCTGGCTCGGCAGCCCGTCGGGGACGACAGTGACGCTCGTGATTTGTCCCGTCGGGATGATCTTGAGCTGAGCAATGTTGACTTCTGGCTGAGCCGCGGTGAACTGGAAACGATAGACGCCCCCGCCCTGCGCGGAGAAGTTAGTGATGTCGGGGCCTTGTACCGTCACAAGGGACGTCGGGCCGGTTACCGTTAGGGTCACCCATCCGGGCGCACTAGGGTAACGGAGGGCGCGGTAGATAATACCGTCGCTGCTGTCGCCGGGGACCGAGTTGGGATAGTGGTTTACCTGATTGGCTTGAGGCAGCGTCGTCGAGACGCCAGCCTTGAGGTATTGCCACTCGGTGCCCTGAAAGAGGTCCGTGAAGAACTGCTCTCGGTAGTACCAATCGAGGTCGATAGGGATGATGCCTAGCTTCGGCCAGAGCATCGTAGTTCCGCCACCACCGCCCCCACCGGCGCCCATAAGGGAAGCCAGAAGGGGACTTGTGAGGGACAGGCTGGCGTGGAGGAGGGCGCGAAGCCCCGAGTTGCCCTTCACAATGGCGGCCATTTAGTTACTCCTCGCCGACCCAGAGGGTGACGGTGCCGGTGCCCGCGGTGATCTCGAGCAGAATGAAGGGGACCCAGGAGATGGACTGTAAGAAGTCGGCAGTGCCGGCCGTGACGATGTCCACCCAATCGGCGTCGGGGCTGATGCGGCCGCGGACGCGAAAGGACGTGGCTCCGTCCCCCTTCGCCTGGATGGGAAGAAGGGCGTGGCCGTAGCTATCGCGCACCGATCCGGTGTGCGTCACGGTGCCGACGCCCGTCCGTGTAATTTTCATTGAGGGGGTAGTCCTTAGTTGGCGGGGAGGTCGTCGACGTTGATGTTCGCGAGCTGCTCTATGATCCCGTCGAACCGGGGGGAGGCCGCGGGGGCGTCGATGCCGTTGTCCTTGAGGAACTTGATGGCGACCGCGAGGAGCTTGGTATCGAGCGGCTCGTAGTCAGGGTTCGGCTTGGTGACGTCCTTGCCGTCCACCTTCTCGGTAACCGTCTTGGGGAGGCGGCTGCGCTCGAGGTTGCGCCGGAGGGCGTCCATCTGGGACTCCGCTAGGAGCCCGTGGAGGGCATCTAGAGAGGCGCTACTGGCGCGGGCCACCCTGACCCTCCTGCTTGGTCTCGACGCGCGTGAGGGCCACGTTAAAGCCGTCTAGGCGCTCTGAGAGCTTGTCCATCTTGTCGTCCAGTTTCTCGATGCGTGCGATGCGCTCATCCTGGGCCGCATCGTTGACCTTAAGGCCTATGATCGTCCCGCCAGCGGCGAGGACTATTGTCCCCGCCACGGCGTTAATGATGGTGTCTCGGAGCGTCATGAGATGAGACCGTGCTGCACGAGTTTGGCCTTGAGGTCGTTGACCAACGCGATAGCCGTAGCGAGGTCCGTAGCGTTCGCGGGGGTTCCCGTTTGGCGGCTCGTGAGCACGCGGCTTCCGTTGATCGACACATTGCCATTCGAGGCGACTTGGAACCTTACGGCTACATTATCCTCGGCGTGGATGAAGTCATGGCTGGTATCGTTCGGGGCCGCGGCCGTGTACTGGATGCGGAGACCGAAGGGGTTGCTGCCGGTACGATTGGCGATGCGGGCCGAGTAATCATCAGCCGCAGCTAGGACGTCCAGCCAGTAAGCCGGAGCGTTCGGCGTCGCGCCCTGTGCCTCACCACCGATCTTGACCATACAATTCAGGCCAGCCGGCGCCGCCAACGAACCATCGTTCGTGTTGGCGAGGTAGGACCACCCGGAGGTCAATGAACGCTGCTGAGAGCGGAACCCGACGGTTTCTCCGACGGCATCATTGTGCTCGGCGTTGAACCCGTAGGAGGCCTGGACGGTCGTCCCCGAAGTGAGGGCGCCCGCGTTGTAGCCGATCAGCTTGGTAATGTTGGACCCAGCGCCGATGACGACGCCGGCAGTGTTGAAGACGTTGCCCTCAGTGACCGTGACGCCCGTGTCGGTGACGAAGTGGGCCTCAACCGTCTTGACCGTGACGGCCGTGCGGTTGGCCTTCATCCACGTGAAGAAGTGAGCCGCCTCCACGAGGTTGGCGTTCGTGTCGACGTTAGTCCCGATGTAGAGGCTCCGGACGGAGTCAATCGCGTTGGGACCGTTGGCCACCATCTGGTGGTTGATGCCGTAGAGGCCGCTCGTGCCGCCGGGATCGCCGGAGAACTGGCGCGTGACGACCATGTCGCCGATGACGCCTGGGCCGAGCTGCCCAAGGTTGGTGCCGAAGACCTTGCTCTGGAGTGTTCCTCCGAGCGGAGCGCCGACGAGGCCGGCACCACCGACGCCCGCAAGGTCCGCCCTAAGGTTCGCATCAGCGCCCGTTACGGCGACATTGGCGAGCTCTTCGGAGCGATAGAGACATTGCTTCTGGCTGGTATCGAGGTCCGTCTCAAGGAGGATCGCGCCGTCCGTGAAGTCGACAATCGCTTCAGACGGGGTGTCGCGATAGACCCGCCACGAGGCGCCGACAGCGACGACCGCGGCGAACGTTACTTGGGCCGCGCCGGTCCAATTGAGGGTCACCGGCGAGCCATTAACGGTAGCCTTGACGTGGTCCTGATTGATGA